CTCGTCTCCAGGTTTTGGGAACGAATCTTGTTCTGAACACAGACGTCACGAACGCGATCACCAAACTCATCCCGTTGTTCTGACGGGGGCTGTCACTCATGGAAACTCCAGGTGACTTCACACGAGATCTTTATGTCTCGTTGTGTGAAAAGGTGGGTAGCGAGTACTCCCGAAGTGCCCTTGAGGCACATCGGCTTGGGATGCCAGCAGCTTTACCGCTGGCATCTGAGTACGATTCAGTAAGAAGCTTTCAAGAGGACTACCTTCTTTACACCTACTTGCGGAAGTTTAAATCTCCGCAGGCAGATATCGAAGCGCTCTCCGAAAAGGCTCTCGCAGGGTTTTTGGCCTGTGAGCTGCAAAATGCTGAAACGAATAAGCGATTTAGGTTTTCCCTCCACGAAAGTGGCGTGCACAGCATTTTTCATGCTGCGCAACGTAAAATTAGGGAGATCTTGGGTCCTTTGCGAATGGAAGCAGTTTTGCGTTACTGTGACTGGGGACCAGGTGGAACTGCCACGCTCGTGAGAGCAAAGGCCAATCCTGGATCAAAAACAATTGAACGCCGACTGTCGGTGACGCCGGGCTGTCTCAGCTACGCACGAGCGTGGCTAGAGAATGACCCTAGCTGGATGTCTGCACGGTTAAACTCCTATCGACCCAAGTGATTCAAACCCCAAGGAGAGAGTAAAGAGCAATACCTGCAGGTCGAGGGAGCTTTTAGCCCTTTAGCCAGTGAGTTTCGTGTGATACCTTTCAGTGTCTTTGACACGGTAGAGAAGGACGCATGGAACCGTCGCACCATTGACAAACAGCCCACCATGAACACTTTCTTCCAAAAGGGAGTGGGTGGTGCTGCGCGTCAGAGGTTAAAACGGCATGGGATTGACCTCAATGACCAATCGGTCAATCAGAGGCTCGCTGCTGATGCCTTTGTCAAAGGCTATGCAACAGAGGACTTGCAAAACGCAAGCAATTCCGTCTCTTCAGGCGCGGTACGCTACTTTCTCGAGTTATGTCCTGATTGGCTTGCCATGATGGAACGGACTAGGACAACCTTCACAAAGTTGCCCAACGGGGACTTGCACAGACTAGAGATGTTTTCCGCAATGGGAAATGGCTTTACGTTTGAGCTTGAAACTCTCATCTTTTATGCGCTTTGTAAGTGCGTAGCTGATGAAGAGGGCTCTACCAAACCGGTTTCCGTGTACGGTGATGACATTGTCATCGGAAAGGAAATCTCACCGAGGTGTCGACTCATTTTGAATGCAGCTGGCTTCTCTATTAATAGCTCAAAAAGCTTCAACGAGGGCAATTTTTATGAAAGCTGCGGTCGACATTATTTTTGCGGTGTTGAGGTCACACCTGTCTTTCAAAAAGAAGACGTTTGTGATCTTGCTAGCGCTATTCGTGCTTTTAACCGACTTTATCGTTGGTCTGTACGTTGCGTTAGCGCCCTATCTAGCTACAAAGTTCTCGAAGTAGGTCGGATTCTCGCGTTTACGCGATGGCCTTCATACTTGAGACGACCATTTATCCCAATCCAGCCTTTATGGTGGGACGGAGACGATGGTTTCTTTGCGGCTCCTGAGTGCTTTGTGCCTGACAAGCATGGAACTATCAGGTTCGATTGCCTCCGTAAGGAGGTGAAACGGAAGAGAAGTCACGGCGGTGGTATGTATGCAAACGCCTTGCGGCGTATGCATTTTGCCACTAGACCATGGTCGGAGCCATTCTTGAACCGTCCCCTTCGGGAGACGCAACTTGATGGCTTTGCAACCTATGGTGAAGTCGAAGTGACAGGGACTGAAGAGAAATATCTGCGCAATACGTACAAAACGTGTTGGCAGGACGGCGGTCCTATG